ATATAATATATTTTATCATCTAATAACGATTTAAAATAATTATTATATGTTTTATTTATATATTCTTTATTTAATTGATTTAAACTATTATATTGTATATCTTCTATATATTCTTTCCATGATTCATCATTTAAAATTTTATATCTATTTTCTATATCTGAAAATTCCATCATTATTGTAGGTAAAAATTGACTTTCAATTTTTGTAGGATCCATACCATCTTCACCATATAAAAATTGAACAATATGACCATTTGCGTTTCTAACAGTATAATCAAATTCTACTCTTACATCTTCCATACCTTTTACTAATTTTCTTTGAATATAACCAGTTTCTGAAGTCTTAACAGCAGTATCAATAAGTCCTTCTCTTCCACCCATTGCGTGAAAGAAGAATTCTGTAGGAGTTAGACCTTTTACAAAACTATTTTCAACAAAACCTCTTGCGGATGCTCCATCGTCATATTTATGAAAATGTGGCAATGTTCTATCTGTAAATCCATATGGTATTCGTTTACCATCAACCGATTGTTGTCCTACGCATGCAATCATTTGACCTATATTAATACTACTTCCTTTTGAACCAGAATTTACTAAATTTGTCATTCTATTATCAGAATCTAAATATTTACTTCCTACTTTACCTGCTTCTGTCATAGCATGTCCAAGAGCACTACTAACCTGAATTTCATATTCATCACTATTAGATTTACCTGAATCATTTTGTAAAATACCCTTGTGAACATGTTCAATAACTTCTATTACTAGTTTTTTCTTTTTTATAATTTCATTTTTCATTTTTTCTTTTGGAGCATTATCTGGAATTAAGTCACCCAATCCTACACTAAATCCTGACATTAATACCCAATTTGTAATTAAATTTTGTGCATCATCTAAAAATTGTTTAGTTCTTTCTGGACCATATTCATTATAAATTATATGAACAATACCTTTCTCTTTTGTTCCAAGAATACTTTTATCAAATACTCCTGATTTAACAATACCTCTATCTATTTTAATAGTATGCATAAATTTATTATTAGAACTTGCGGTATCATAGGAATCATTATTTTTTTTCATATTTATATCTGGTATTATTAATGAAAATATAGTTCTTCCTGACCATAAATTTTGTGGAATTTTTCCATCTATCATATATTTGTATTTAGGAAACCAAGGTTTATTTTTATCTATAGTTATTTCGTCGGTTCCAGCCTGAATATCTGCTTCAGGTAAATTACCATTAAATGAAGGGATCCATATTAATAAATCTAAAACTTCCGATTTAGTTAAAAAATTATCATAACGTGTGAATAAATATGAACCGATTATACTATCTTGTACAAGTGCAATAATAGGTTTATGTGTAGCAGGTGTAATAATTTGAGTTTCAACAGAAGCTAATTCTTTTAATTCTGTTGCTGTTTGAATTGATTGTGGAACATGCATATTCATTTCATCTCCATCAAAATCTGCATTATAAGGTGTAGTCACACTAACATTTAATCTAAATGTTTTATAATCTAAAACTTTTACAGTATGACACATCATACTCATTTTATGAAGTGATGGTTGTCTATTAAATAATACTATATCTCCATCAATTAAATGTCTATTTACAATATCACCTATTTCTAATTGATAATTTTCAGTATTAATAACTTTTAATGATATAATTTTACCATCTTTTATTCTTTTTATAGATTTTGCTCCAGGATATTTATCATAACCATTTTGAACTAAAATATTAAGTTTAGATAAATTATAACAAGTAACTTTGTCAGGATAGGTTAGATTTTGTGCTATATCTTTAGGAACACCTAATTCATTTATACTTATATTTGGATCTGGTGTAATAACACTTCTAGCTGAATAATCTACTCGTTTTCCCATTAAATTTCCTCTAACCCTACCTTCTTTTGATTTTAGTCTTTCTTTAATGGATTTTAATGCTCGTCCTGATCTTTGTTGAGCAGGTGGTATACCAGGAAGTGTATTATCTACAAATGTTGCAATATGATACTGTAGTAATTGATACCATTCATCTATTACTTTTTTTGGCGCTGGTTGTTGTAATTTACTCTTTAATGTTCTATTTGTCTTTACAATATCACATAATTTATGAGTTAAATCATCCTCCATTCTTGTATTATTATCTGCTCTAACGGATGGTCTTACACTTGGAGGACATACTCCAAATACTGAACATATTAGCCAATCTGGTCTACAAAATTTACGACTAAATCCCATTATTTCACACTCTTCATCAGTAATCCTTCTAAATATACGATGAATATCACTCGCATCCCAATATAATCTTGATTTGTTGTCATTTAGATCTTTTTCCCCTATCTTCCATTCTGCTATTATTTTTCCTATTCCATTTGTATCTTTTCTTATTATTGGTTTAGGAGCACCACAACCATCATGATTTCTGTCTCCACATCTAAATTTTACTTTTGAACATAAAGAAACTACTGAAACAAATCTGTTTACACCTTTTTTTTTATTTAATATTTTTTTTAATTCAGGATCATCCGCTGATATCAATAATTTTGAACACCTCCAACATACACATTTTAAAGTTTGTAAAATATATTTCATATATTGAATATGAAATACTGGCATTGCTAATTCTATATGCCCAAAATATCCTGGACATTGACGATTATCTAGTTGATCTGTAGGACATTTTTTTGCATGATCAAGAACTCCCATTCTTGGATCAAATAAACCACCTATTTTTGGTTTATCGCCATCGTAAATTTCTTGCGTAAATATCTCCGCTACAGATCTTCTTCTAATTTCCTCAGGAGATAAAACTGAAAATTGAACTCCGATTATCTTATCTATATTGGAATTATAATCCAGTTCTTGAAATATAGACATTTTATATTATATTAATGTTTTTTTTTTAAATAAAAAATCAAATCAAATTTTTTTTGATTTCTTTATATAAATATTATTATATATATGTTTATTTTCATTTAAAAAAAAAATAAATATTTAAAAAAAATTTGATTATAATTAAATAAATAAATTAATTTTAATTATAATTAATGGATCCTGATACAGTTTATTATACAAGATCAAAAGCTTTAGAGCACAAAAATAATGAAAAAATATCAAAAAAAGATAAAAATGAGACAAATAATAAACAATTATCTATAAATAAAGAAAATACTAATGAAAATCACTCTCCTAAAAACACACTACCTTTAAAAATTGTTAAAATTAACAATAATTTAAATAATATTACATCAAAAATATCTTCTGCTAAAAAAGATATTGATAAATCAAAAACATATCAATCAAAAAAAGATATATCTAAAATCAAAATATCAAATCCCGCTGAAAAATTATTAACTAATATTGTATTACAAAAATTTAATAATTTAATTAAAAATAAAAATAATGGAAAAATCAATGTTTCTAAAGATCAAAATCATTCAAGTTCTTCCTCCGAAAATTCCGATTCCGATTCTGAATCTGATTCTGAATCTGATTCTGAATTTAATGTATATGAATATGGACTCCCTGATACTGTCATCTATAATGAAGAAGAAGAAGATTTTCTTAAAAGTATGAATGAAACTAATAAAAAAAATTTTATGAAAATGGAAAATGATTTATATAATTTTGACAAAAGTATTATTCCTCATAGATTTAAAATTATGCAAACTAATCTTCCTATATCTATTAAATCTCTTATTATTAAAAAATTAGATTTATTTTATTCTTTAGAAGAAAGTGATAATGAATTTCATAAATTATCACAATGGATTGACTCTTTAAATATGATTCCTTTTGATAATTATATCTCGCCAAATGTATCTTTATTTGAGCCTTCTATAAATATTATTAAACACTTGCATTATGTTAAACAAAAACTTGACGAATCTATATATGGACATGAAATACCTAAAACACAAATTATTCAAGAATTAGCTAGACAAATTACTAATCCTAATTCAAACGGTAATAGTATTGCTGTTCAAGGTCCTCCAGGAAACGGTAAAACTACTTTAATTAAAGATGGCGTTTGTAAAGCTACAAATAGACCATTTGCATTTATACCACTTGGAGGTATGCAAAATAGTGAATTCTTAATTGGACATGATTATACATACGAAGGAGCAAAATGTGGAAGAATTATTGAAATTTTACAAGAATCCAAATGTATGAATCCTATTATATATTTTGATGAATTAGATAAATTAAGTGATAGTAATAAAGGTGACGAAATAGCTAATTTATTGTGTCATTTAACTGATTTTTCACAAAATAATTCATTTCAAGATAAATATTTTTCTGGTATTAATTTTGACTTATCTAAAGCTACATTTATTTTCTCTTATAATGATGAATCTAAAATTAATCCTATTCTTTTAGATCGATTAATAAAAATTCATACTAAAGGATTTTCAAAAGAAGATAAATTAAAAATCGCTCAGGAATATTTAATTCCAAAATTAGCTACCTCATTCGCATTTAATTATAATGATGTTATTTTTGATAATGATGTTATAACACATATTATTAATGTTTATACTGATAAAGAAGAAGGCGTTCGAAATTTAAGACGATGTATTGAAACAATATATAGTAAAATTAATGTTCTTCGATTATTAAATGGATATTCACTCTATGATCCTATCACTTATAAAAATAAAAAAATAGATCAAATACAAAATTACAACAATCAACAAAATGAAATTAAATTACAAAAAGATAAATTACTGCAAAAACAAAATAAAAAAAAAGAAAAAAAAAAACAAAAAGAAATTGATCTTATCACTTCCACATTTAATAATCTACAAGATAAATCTTCCAAAAAAAAAAATTCTGATGTTAAAGAACTTAATAGACGATTTAATATTTATAAAAACTATACTATTAAAGTTTTAAAATATAAAGAAAATAATCAAATTAAAAATTTTATGTTTGATATGTTAAAAGAATATATAATTGAAAAAAATTTACAAAAAGAATATGATAATCTTATTGATAAAATGCTTAAAAAATATATAGAAAATAATAATATTACTGATAATCAAGATAAACCAAAAGATCTTGAAAAAACTAATGATTATCAAATCTTAAATAACTCTAAAGATTCTAATATTCAAAATTCATTTAAACAAAATATAAATAATACTAACAATGTAATTATGAATTTATTAGATGATGTTATTAATAAAATTTTAGAAGAACAAGAACAAGAACAAGAACAAAATATTAATATTGAACAAAAAATTGTTAGTTATACATTTCAAGAATTCAAAATTCCTATTAAAATTACAATTTATTTGGTTGATAAATTCTTAACTAAAGATAATAACAATAATCCTCCTATCGGTATGTACTTGTAAAAAAAAATATTATAATTAAATACTAATTATAATATTTTAATATTAAATACTAATTGTTTTTTGTAGTATTAAAAAATTTTAATGCTACTACTCCACCTAAAATTTGTGCCATTATATAGAATGCTAAATCATTTGCTGATAAAGAATTCCTTAAATACATCATTGTAGATACAGCTGGATTAAAATTACCTCCACTTATACTTCCTCCAAAATAAATAACTCCTAATAAAGCCATTGCTATCGGAAAAGGTTTTCCATGTGAAAGAATAACTGATAAAAATATAAATGTTCCTATAAATTCAACAAAATATTTATGTATTTCTGCTATCATTTTATATTATATTATTATATAATATTTTATTTTTAACTATATTATAAAATATTATAAAATTTAAAAATAAAATATTTCAAAAATCATAATCATGAAAAGTTGTTTTATTATTTCCTCTTTTTATATTTATAAAATCTTTCTGTTTTTTTGTAGCACATATACACCCTGTTGATGTAGAATATGTTGACGGACAACAATATGGACTACTTCTATTATAAGCAAATATAAACATATTTTTTGGAGATTCATCAGAACCATCTACTGAAGAGCTTCCTAAATTAATATTAGATTTTATAGCATCATTAGATAAGCTATGTCCCTGAGGCACATACAATTTGTCTTTTGATAATAATTCTATATTATTTTTACAATCTTTTAATTTAATTGAATCATGCTTACTCATTTTATAATCTAAATTTGCTGGATCTAATGTCTTAAAATTTTCTATTCCTGAATTACCTTCTATATAACCATTCTTTTCAATTCCTAATTTTCCTATATCTATATATTCTGAAATAGTAAATCTAAGATAAATTGAAATAATTAATATCATAAAAAAAAATATTAAAAATATTAATCCTATTTTTATCATATATATATATAATATTAAAAAAATTTTAATATACTTGTAAATAATATATAGATTTATTAATTTTACTTATTATTATATTTTTAAAATACTTTGATTTGATTATAAATAATTAATTATACTTTAATTTAACTTATATATAAATTTCATTATATATTATATAATGCCTTTATGGAATCAGCATAAAATTAATAAAACATTATATTTAAATAAATTAAGAAAACAACTTCCTTTAAAGAATGATAATCAACAAACTATTGATAGCCTAAATAATCAACAAACTATTGATAGCCTAAATAATCAACAAACTATTGATAATCTAAATAATCAACAAACTATTGATAATCTAAATAATCAACAAACTATTGATAGCCTAAATAATCAACAAACTATTGGTAATCTAAATAATCAACAAACTATTGATAGCCTAAATAATCAACAAACTATTGATAATCTAAATAATCAACAAACTATTGATAGCCTAAATAATCAACAAACTATTGATAATCTAAATAATCAACAAACTATTGATAGCCTAAATAATCTAAATAATGATAATCAACAAAATCAAGAAAATATAGAATTTTTAATTAAAAACAAACAACAAGAAGAAAAATTAAATAATAAATTAATAATCAATAAAATTTTTAATGAAAATAAAAAAAAAATATATTTTCAAAAAAAAATAATGACACAAGAAGAAAAAGATATAGAAAAAGAACAACTTTTAAAAATTGAAAAAAAGAAAAACGAAGAAGATAAAATAAAAAAAAAAAATAAAAATAAACTTTATTTTTTAAAATATGCTGAAGAAAATAGAAAATACAAAAATATATCTAAATTAAATGAAACAGATATACTTAAAATAGAAAATGACAATAAAATATCTGCTAAAAATCTTGAAAAAATAAATATATTAGATTCTAAAATCAACATTGATGTTAATAGATTACAAATGCGAAAAAACAAATATATTAATAATATTGCTATTAAAGGAGCTATTGAAGAACTAAATAAAAAAAATTTAGCACAAAAAGAAATCGAAAAAAAAGAATTAGAAATTAATCAAAAAATAGAACATGAAAACAAAATACAATGTAAAAATATTGAAAAAATAAATATAATAAATTGTAAAAATCAGCTTGAACTTTCTAAATTAGAAATTCGAAGCAACGACATATTAAAATTAGAGAATTTAAATAGTAAACTTATAACACAAAAAAATGATAAAAAAGAAATATTATCTAAAATAGAAAAAGATGATATTTTAAAAAAAGAAAAATATATGCAAGAACTTAATAGATTAAATATTAAAAAAAACAATACAAATTTATTTAATCAATCATTAATTTCAATTACAGAAAAAAAAAATCAAGAGATAAATAAAAAAAAATATACAAAATTAGCTTTAATTAATGCCAAATTAATAGCTAAAAATGAGGCTTTAAAAATAAGAACAATAGCAAAAAAAGATATTCAAATAGAAATTTTAGCAAGAGATATATATAATTATCTTAAAAAGGAAGCAACAAGATTTAATTTGAAAGATGTCGCCGAAATAAAAAATAATATAGAGATTGAAAATAATTTAGATAAACTTATAGAAAATATTCCTAATATAGAAAATAATTCAGATATATATAATGATTCAGATGTAGAAAATGATTTAGATATAGAAAATATTCCTAATATAGAAAATAATTCAGATATATATAATGATTCAAATGTAGAAAATGATTCAGATATAGAAAATAGTTTAGATATAGAAAATGATTCAGATATAGAAAATGGTTCAGATATAGACAATAATTCAGATATAGACAATGATCTATATATAAAAAATTATTTAGATCCAGATAATAATTTAGATAATAGAAATACAAATGATATTTCGGAAAATATATACATATATTTAAAACAAAAAGCTGATGAATTTAGTAAAAAAAAAATAAACCAATTTAGATTAGATGCCGAAGAAGCTACAAATATAGTTAAAAAGTTACATTTAGAAAAAATTGAAGCAGAAAAAATAGCAAATGAGAAAAGTAGACTTTATTTTGAAGCATTACAAAAAATAAAAGAAAATAAAACAAAAGAAGAAATAGAAAAGGAAAAAGAAGAATTAAGAATTAAAGAGGAAAAAGAAAAAGAAGAATTAAGAATAAAAGAGGAAAAAGCAAAAGAAGAATTAAGAATTAAAGAGGAAAAAGCAACAGAAGAATTAAAAATAAAAGAGGAAAAAGCAAAAGAAGAATTAAAAATAAAAGAAGAAAATGAAAAAGAAGAACTAAGAATAAAAAAGGAAAAAGCAAAAGAACAATTAAGAATAAAAGAGGAAAAAGAAAAAGAAGAATTAAAAATAAAACTAAAAAACAAGGAATTACTTAAAAAAATTGAAAAAGCTAACGAAGATAAGAAAATCAAATTATTAAAAGAAGAAAGAAAAATATATACTAACCAAAAATTATTAGAAAGAACAGAAAAAAAAAAAAAA